CTCAAGGAAAGCTTGGTACTCATTTACGCCCGTGCGCTTGTCCACCATCTTGACATTGTTGTCGGAATCTATCTCATAGATTTCAAAAACGTCCGGTGCCTTACCCCTTCGGATGAGGTATGGTTTTCCTCTGACCTCAAGGATAAGCTCGACGAGCATTCCTCGCTTGTTGATTGAATTGACAAGCTGGGGCAGGTTAACGTCCCGATAAGCCTTGCCGTACAAGACATAACAGAGAGCATCCATGAAGGTGGATTTCCCGGCACCATTCTCTCCTACAACAAGCTGAGTCCTGGCATCTTCGAAGTTTATCTCCGTCCAATAGTTTCCGGACGCAAGAAAATTCATAAAACGAAGAAGTTTTAGGACAACGGTATGACTATTTCTTTTTGTATCTTTCAGGGACACTTTTCACAAATACCTTTAAGGTGCGGCCATTGTCTTGCCAAGACAACTCAGCCTCACAACCATATACAACACAAACTCGGCCTTCAGTATAATCAATCACTTCGAAACGAGTAACATCTGGCAGCTTTTGGGTTAGTTGCCAACCAAGAGTTTTCAGTACTTCGCTTACCCAAACGTTACCAAACCAACCCATCACACTTGCCTCATGAGAGCTTCCTTATGAAGATCTCGGAAAAGAGCTTCTAACTTTATTTGATCTACCTCGTTTTTCTCCCGAATGCCAGCCTTAATATGCGCCCAGACATCATCATCTCCTATCAATGTCTCCTCATCGATAGCAATGGTCTTAGGAATCTCGCCCTTCTCAACTACCTTAACATCGAGAGCCGTTTTCTCCAGCTGCTCGACGAAATATGCAAACAAGTCCGGCTCTTCGTTGGTATCTTTAATCACTCGACAATAGGTGCCGGCATAATCCGAGTACCCACCAGTTCGTGGAACTTCGCTCCACAAAATCTTATTAAAGAGCCTCTTGGGATTGCGGAAGAACGTGTACTTCCCGGTGTCAGTATCCAGAAGGTGGAATCCCTTGGGGTCATTCCAATCCGACCACGTCATCTCATAAGGACAAGACAGGTACCGAACGGTTGTCTTCTTGCTTATCTTCTTCTCTGAGAGAGTGTGGAAGTGTCCCGACGCAACTTCCTCATAGCCATCAAAGATATTTCCATCATGACCGTCTTCAGCTACTTGGCCGGTGCCGATATTGAAGCCCTTGAGATGGAAATGCCCGATCACATGACTAACATCTTCAGTCTTAGCGGTCCTAATAGCCTCCAAGCATTCCTTCTCATTCTCTTCACAAATCCACGGCACCATCAATACATTGAGCGTTCCAAATTCAAAAACTCTAGGATTCATAACCAGAAAAAGCTGATTATTGATTGGTGGAGGCGGATATGGTATCAAAGTTTCTAGCGCATTCACCCGCAAAGTGTTGGTGTGATAAACATCGTGATTTCCAGGAAGGATATAGACGTGATTGAATTGCCTCCAAACTTCTGGCCAAAAGCGACCCTTAAGCTCATGGAGTATATCCGTGCTGGTAAGTTTCCGATGATCGAACAAGTCACCCGCAATGATAAGATGACGGATGCGGAGAAGATTGCAGCGCTTCACGACCTCCTCGGAGAAGAATTCAAGGAAGTGGTCGAGGAAAATTCTTGAATTTGAACGACATCCAAAATGTATGTCTGAAAGGACAGCTATTTTCACCTTTGCCTCCCAAGATTCCAGTTCGAATGTCCTTGAAGTTTTTCACTTATTTTTCTCCTGCTTTCATCAGTATGATGTTTTCCCCACATTCCATTAAACTCACCCACAAGTTTTACAGGATTTTTGCTTTTGGTTTCTCTTATTCTCTGTATACTTTTTTGAGAATGCATTTTTCCATAAAATGAGTTATTAGCACCACTACGGTCAAAAGAATAAGATTTTTTGTTTTTCTTACCTTTTCGTGTTCCCGGTTTACCCTTGCGTGCCGTCGACATCTTTGCTCGTGTCTCTTCGCTTACCTCTCGGCATACAAAATTTCGCCCACCATTATGACGATTTAACCAACTATCAGTTTGCCCAGCCCGAAAAAACTTCAGATATCTCTCTTCAAAATCACGGGCTTCTTCAGCTAAAGAACACACTTTCACTACCTTGATAATATCCGGCTCATCAAGCATACAGTTTACAAGCTTACTGCTTGTCTTATACTCAGACCACAGTTTATATGGATGACAACCTTTGCTGTACTGACATCCAAGGTATTGCTTACCGGCAGCCGTCCACCGTAGGTAATACACGTATGGGACGGCAATCTTCATCGCCCGTCTTCTCTCCCCTAATCATGGGCTCCAATCGCTGGCGCCTTATCCAATCATAATGCTCCGGGGTGCACTTCTCCCTGAGCGTATCTAAAATGGCCGAGATGGTGCCGATGCAATAATCGACTTCGTAATCGATCTCGTAGTCGATTACCTCAGCATCCACCACTTCAATTCTTGGTGGAAAGCCCCGCATTACGTCAAAAACTTAGTTGCCCAGAGAACAATGGCAGCAGCCAGATTGCTCAGAATCAAGACGACACAAGCCGGGATAACCCTGTCCAGCATAAAACGAGCGTCCCATCCCGCCAAGATCACAATAGCCAGCACTAAGCCACCAAGTAGGACAGCAACGGCGTCAAAGAGTCCTAGGTAGAAAGTAATTTTCACAAGCCAGTCAGTACTGGCAAGCCATTCAACAGGCATTTTCCTCTCCTTACGGTTCTATACGATGATTACAAGCCGGACAAGATGTCCTGGGCAAAACTTCTTCATATGCTTGATATGTAGACACACGACGAATCTGTTTTGGGGTCATGATAAGAAGAATTCCTTCGTCCCCCTCGACCACAACCCGAATGGCATCGGCGGCGCCGAGCTTATGGAAGATAACAACGACCCGGCCTTCGAAAGTATAATCGCCGCCCGTCTTGGCGACCCTCTCTCCAACCCTAACCATGTCACCTTCTTTATCAAGGCAATATTGTAGAACGCTCATTTCATCTTTTTCTCTACAGACACCACCAAAACCGCAAAACACACGGCACCCAAGGAAAGGGCTCCAAAACGCCAATCTTCCAACAGGATAGCCGGGAATGAATAAATAATGGCTACAGTCCACCAAAAATGATTAGATGTCATGATTTCCTCGCCGCAGCTTTACGACGGGCTTGGTCAATTGACTTACGAGCCGCCCGACATTGTTCTCCAATCTCAGCGGCGATTGCCTCTAGAGAGATACAGATATTCTCTTTCTCTGTTGCTGAGGCGGACTTTAGGCGGTCCAGCATCCCCTCGATTTGGGGCGGCAGAAAATTCTTCGTCGTCATTTACAATCTCCAGACCAATCTCATCTAAGTCTACGATATCGCAGCACAACAAAATACCGCCTCGCCCACCAGGGCAAAAAGCGTCACACAATGTATATACCTTCCCCGGTAGCCACTGCCAATCGAGAATTACTGGCTTACCAAACCAAGTACAGAAACTATTATGGCTAGAACACCATAGTTTCATTGGGGAGTCTACCCCTTTCCATGTCGTTCAAAATATTTCTTATCTCGTTTGCCCCCCACGGATTCTGAGAATGCACGTGCCAAATCGGTTTGCGCATTCCTTTCTTAATCACCATAGTGGCCACAAACTTAGCCACAAAAGCACCCGTGCTTAGCTTGCCATCATACCCCAAATCATACCCTAAATCGTGGTCGAAACTAATTTCCTCGATAGGGTCATGCGCATAGGCGGCTTGGAGAGCTATTTTGCAAATCGCATCGATGGCGCTCTTTGCTAAAACCCACCCCTCGGGAGCCGGGCGGCAGTCGTCAATCCAGAGCTTCATTGTTTGCGCCACTCGATTTCAAAATATGGTCCTCTACCCTCAACGGCATAAGGTCTGTAACCGGCTTCATGTAGAAGCCGATCAATCTCGGCCCGATACTGACACCACTCCTCACTCTGGGTTGGGGGCTGGCACCAACGATCAGCCTCTTTCCACGCTTGGATGTAGGTTGCGATATTAGCTGCCAAAAGCATGGCAAAGATCATAGCATTTTCCTTAATCGTCAATCCATAAACGCATTTGGAAATCTTGTATCAGTATATCTGTGCTTGCATTGCGGACAAAAGACCTTTCGGGCTTCATAAGAAAAGAATGTTTTGGGATTAATAGCCGGGATAATGGTAACTAAAGGCTCGGCATTTCCACAAAAAATACATTTGTACTTTTTGAAATTATCATCATCAGGCAATGAAGTTGTCCACGTTCAGGGTCATCCACACGATGAAATCGTAGAGGTC